CAGTCTTCCACTTCTCCATGGTGAGCCTTAAGGTCATAGAGATATTCTCTTCTTACCTGCGCATACGTGGCAGGAATGTTTGCGTTCAAGTAAGCCATTCAACATAAAGTCCTATTGTGCTATAATTATTAAAACAACTACTACTGCTACTGCAATAGAAATCTTTTTATGAGCGAGTGCTAATGCCCATAATTTTTTTGCTTGTTCCATGTTTTCTCCTATTCATCATTAGATAAGTTAAAACCATTTTCTTCTTTTTCCTTCAAATCCTGGACAGTACCCCAATTTTCCCCTTTTTCATAGTCTACTTTATTAGGAACTTTTAATGGAACTGCTTCTTCCATAATTTGGATAATTTTTTCTGCCTGTTTATCATCTTTGACAGAAATGTCCAGTTCATCATGAACTTGTACATGTGGAATAATTCCTTCTTTATATAATTCTAGCATTGCTTTTTTTGTCATATCTGCTGCACTGCCCTGTATTAATTTATTTAATGCTTTATAGGTGAAAGCTCTTTTTATTTCTTCAGGGGCGTGTTCTCTTAAAGCTTCTTCTAATGACATGGGTTTATGTCTTCCAAATTCTCTTGGTTCCCACTGATGAAATCTACACAATCTTCCAAGTAGAGTTCTAATTTTGCCCTTCTCTTGAGCTCTCTTCATGGTGCTTTGCATAAGCTGCTTAACAAAAGGAACTTTTAAATGATAAGCATCCAGAGTTTTTTTGGCTTCCTCGTAAGTTGCTAGACCTAATTCACCTTGAAGCTTATTAATACCCATTCCGTAAAATAAGCCTAAATTAATTGTTTTTGCTTTTTTACGACCAATATTTGCCATTTCTGCAACGATCTGATGAAAGTCAACCGGCTTAGGTAGTTTTGTTACCGAGTCTATTGGAGGCTTGTGATATTTTTCTGCTATTGATCCAACACCTAAACAACTTGCTTGTAGAGCATAGTGAACTACAAGGCGGGGCTCTTGTTGACTATAATCAAAGCAGCCCCATGTACAATTTTCTTCCGGGATAAAAATAGATCTAATACTTTTACCAATATCAGCATAGGCCGGAAGTTGCTGTAAATTGGGGTGACTATAAGAAAATCTCCCTGTTATTGTTCCACCTCCCTCAGATCTTAATTGATTTATGTCCGGATGAATTCTTCCTTCGTGGACGTAATTCTTTAAGGTGGAGGTAAATGTATTTATTAATTTATCTGCCTGGCGGGCACTTACAATTGATCTAATTATTGGATTATGATGTTTTTTTAAGAATTTTTTAGTGAAACTAGGGGCTTCAGTCTTAGCAGTTCGTGGATATCCTATCTTTAAGTAATCAAAAACTTTTGCTATACTTCTTGCCGCCCAAATATCGGGCAAGAGTTTGGTTTCTGCCCTGATATAGTCCATATGAACTTTAAGTCTTTTTGTTAATTGTTTTTCAACACTTTCTAATTGATCCATATCAATACGAACTCCTTTCCATTTCATTTCGACCAGGCAGGGAAAAAGATCCATCTCTAAATTAAAAATAGATTCAACTTCTTGGTATAAAATTTCTTTTTTCATTTCTTGCCATAAAGCTAATGTGAGCTCTGCATCTTTTTCAGCGTACTCACCCACATATATGGCTGGAAGTTTATACATTTCAGCTTTAGGATTGACACCCCAATCTTTCGCAGCCTCATATAAAGCTGTTTCATTTTTTCCAAAACCAACATAGCGTTTACCCAAGGATCCTAGATCGTAGCGTAATAAATTTTCATCTACGACAGCTGCGGCTATCATTGTATCGATGATAGTTCCGTGGACCGTGAGCCCTAGGCGACGAATCCAACAGACATCATACATGGCATTGTGAAATATTTTCTTAGCGGGAGTTTTTAAAACATCTGTAAACCATTTTAATACTTGCTTGCGGTTCATGTTTCCTCCGCCTTCGTGCGCAATAGGATAATAACCACACCAATTCGAAACTGCGACAGCAATGCCAACAACGTCTCCACCACTTAAAACTGAACAGGACCCTTTTTTCGTTAAGTCTGGATCCTTAGTTTCTAAGTCAATTGCGATTTCATCATATTTGGATAAGTCAGGAAATTCTGTGGGAGTGCACCATTCAGATTTAGCCTTGAAAAGGGAAGGCTGAATCATTTATTTGCTTTCCACTTTTTATAACCTTCTATCCATGTTTCCTGTTTTTCTTTCTCGTCTTTGTAATCTCTTTCAATAATCATATCTATAAAATGTTTAGCCTTTTCCAAATCTTGCTTTCCGCCTTTATCTTGATGTCTTAAAATGTATTTAATAACACTTCCTTCCGGATAAAGCAACCTGTTCTCGACAACAAAGTGACTTGGCTGAATTTTATATTTGATATAATGTTTTCCGCCTACTTGTTTTTTCCATACACTCATTTATTTTCCTCCTCTTCTTTATCGCCAGCAAAAAGATAACTTGCATTACCATAAAGTTCTCTTTCCATTCTTTGAATAAATCTAAAAAACTCTTCTTCGCTCATTTATACCCTCTATACAAAATATCTAAATAAGAGTCAGAAGCCGCATTTTTTTGTCCACCGCATAGAAATAAGTTTTCTTCTGTACGTGTCACCCCCACATAAGCAACCCGGACTTCTTCATTACGTTCATCAGGAGATCCCTCATTGAAGTTATAATAAGAAGGCCAATTCCATATGGTCGACATAATCACGTTAGGTTTTTCCATTCCTTTGACTCCATGAATCGTAGAAACTAAAATATTAGGCTCTGGAAAAGAACAATCATTCTTTTCCCAAACTTCTTTTAAATAAAGATTATATTCATCAATATCTTCATACAAAGCTTTGGGCTTTTGAGCACTAACAACATTTTTGGTAGTGAATTTAAATGTCTCATACCAGGGTTGATTAACATCCGCTATAAGTTTATGATGCGTTCTTAATTCTCTATAGTCAAAAGTAGGCTTCTCTCTGTCGGGATATCGTTCTTTATCGTAGCTGCAAGTATTTTGATTTTTTTGGGCTACCTTATATCCTTTCTGAATAAAATCTTTTCCCCCCTCTGAAACCATGTCGTAATATTGTTGCGGACTAATAAGTCCTCCTTCTTTTAAAACTTCCCAATTGTCAACGACACCAATTACTTTATCCCTAACACTAGATGCAAAAGCTCGCGTTGCATCATGAGTTGTTTTTTGTTTCCAGACTAATCTTTCATTTTTTAAGTAACGAATCCAAGGTTTGCAATGTGTAAATGCTCTAGCACAAAAAATCCACTCACGATCGTCGAATGAATAACCTAGACTTCTAATTTCCCTTAAACTATCAACATGGATAATACGCCCTTCTTCTGTTTTGGCTGGTGCATAATCTTTTCTCTCTCTTTCTCGGCTTGGAATATGAGAAATAATTTCTTTAGCAAAGCGATATATTTTTTGTGGAAGTCTGTGTGTAATTTTTAATTTATAAGGTTCCTTATGTGCTTCGGAGCAAGGCCACTTTAAAAAATATTTTACGTTGGAGCCTTTCCAGCCAAAGATGGCTTGATCGTCATCTCCCGCCAACCATAATTCTTTCGTTCCTCCTTTACGAGGAAGGCCCGGCCCTTGGAAGACGCCCGAGGCTATTTTTGCAATCACCTTATACTGAGCTTTATCTAGATCTTGGCACTCATCAACCATAACAACATTATAGGAATCAAAAATAATTTGAGGATTTAAAGCTTTGTGGAGCATGTCCTCAAAATCCATTAGATTAAAAGTATCTTTGAACAAAGAGTATTGATGAAATGCATACTTAACATAGTTTCGATTTAAACGAGCAAATTTAAAATTATTTTGCTTGTCGTAATAATCATTTACCTCGTTCCAGGTACTTCCGGCACTTGCTCTAGCAAATTTTATAAATTCTAAAGCTAATCCTATATTCTTATCCGCACCTTCAGACCAATTGTTTCCTTCAGCCTCACTTTCATCGGTTCCTTCTCCTGGTTCCAACACATTAGGCCAGTTTTTCTTATCTGTTAGAAATAATTTTTTAAAATGTTTTTTATGACTAGTATTAAAGACATCCAAACCTTGTTTAAGACTGTCTTTACAAAATTTATGGATCGTAGTAATACACTTAACGTCTTCGTCAGTAAAAGCCAATTCTTTTTTAGCACGAGCTTTTAAATGATTAACCGTGGCATTTGAAAAACCCAGCAATCTTATATCCGGAACTTTTAATCCATTTGTTCGGTAAGTTTTAATTATTTTTAATAATTTTGTTGTTTTTCCCGTTCCTGGAGGTCCAAATATCTTATAGTTTGTTCTTAATTTCATTCTTGTGAAGTATCCTCCGGTTCAAAGTTAATATTGTCTTGTTCTACTTCTTCTTCAACTTTGAATATTGAAACATCGATCGTATAAACCCATCGTTTTACACCCTTATCAATGTGAATTTTTTGATGAAGTAAACCTTTCATATGCTGCAGCATCTCATGTGTTTCTGTTTCCCCGGATTTCCAGTCATTATTTTTTAAATGTTTATAAAAAGGCTTAAACATAAAATGAACTGTACCTTCTTTTTCTTGGTGAAAAGGTCTACCTAAAAGAAGAAGTTTAATATTCGTTGTTCTTCTTAAATTGAAGCAGTAGTTTTCAACAAAGTTTCTAAGTTGGTAGTCAGGTAAACTTTCTTGTGGTGCTTCCAGGCCAACTGCTTTTTTCTGTAATTCTGCAATTGCTGTGTCCCAGTCTGGTAACTTCATTCGGGGAGGTGTTCGTGCAGTTTGCTCTGTGGCAGCAATTCTTGCTAAATCTTGTTTTGTTAATTGTTCGGAACTTAATCTGACCTCATCTCCATCAAACCCTAAAAACCACACCTTCGGCTTTGATTTTAAATAGTTTAAAGGTCCGAGAGCCATGGTCGGTAAACCTTTTTTCGATTTAACTCCAAACTTTCTTAAAATACATGCTCCAGGATCACAGTGTTGTTTTAAATGAGGAGAATTGCATCGATAAGCATAATCTTTTTTCTCTCTGGAATTAATAATTGAAGTTACTTCTTTGTCTGGAAGTCCTTCCCCCTTGGGTTCTAAAAATTCTTCATTATAAGTTCGCGTTTTCTTTTCCCAATTTTCAGGGAAGCGCATTTTTATGTATCTCGTCATATCAATTAATGTGTCGTTCCTATTTCCTTCTTCAATTCCAAAAGTTGCTACAGCTTGAAGGCAGGGAGGGCCATCTTTGAACCATTCTCCTCCTTTTCCTTCGTCGATGTTCGATTTTAATTTCTTGAGCTGGTTTGGTGTTATTTTACTTTTTTCATAAGCTTCAAAGAATTGCTCTAAAGTTGCTTTTTGTCCATCTTCCAGAATCATATATCTTTCTGTGTTCGCAGCATTATGATAAGGGATATTAATCCAACTACCTGCGGAACCTTTTTCAAGATTAAGATATTTTTGAACTGGAAAAATTTTATCTGGTTTTTCTACTCCGAAAATATTTTTTATTGAGTGTAATTTTTCTCGCATGAGAATGGCTGAAACAAATTCAGACATGAAGATATAGATATGAACTCCCCCACTTTTTGAACGAAATGGAATGACTGGAACATTAATGCTTTTTAGTTTCTTAAATAGCTCTGGAAGATTTGGTTTATAATTATCTAGATCTATAGCTCCCCAAGTACATTGACTATTTTTATTGATGGGACAAATTCCCAAACTGTCCGCTAAGGTTTCTCCATTTTTGAGTTTAACGGAGAATTTTTTACCCTCGAGATGTGATTTCCACATTTCTAAAGTATGGGCATAGATAGATGTTTTAGATACACCTGATTTTTTGACACCCGACCCGTTGTATTCTGCTACGTGGTAGCCGAATCTTTCTTCTAGCCCTGAAAATATCTTTCTAAATCGTTCTACATTCATATTATTAGCGGGGCGGTTTAAGTCTCCCGCTGCCGCCCCTTATTCCTCCGCAAAGGAAATTGTTAATAAGGTGAATCCGATTTAGATTCTTCAGTTCCGTGTTTAACGTTTACTAAACCTTTGACATTTTTTTCAGCAAAGTTTTTAGCAATTTCATAAACACCTTTATTTGAAACTGGTCCAACTCTAGACACATCCCAACCAAACCAAGTTCCTTTGTCATTAGACATTTGAACAGTTCTTAGATTATAAATGTGGCTGTATGTAGGCGGCGTGAACAATCCGTTCTTGCCCTGCATTTTAAGCCCTAGCATTAATGAGTTCCAGTTCTTACTCACTTTTAATTGAGTAGCTTTCATGGAAATTAATGCTGTTGATGGACTTTTACCCAAAAGAATAACAAAGTGGTTCGCAGTATTTTCTAGATAGTTTCCATTAGGTAATCTATCCTTCCAATTTTTGTCGCGAGTCACTTTACTCAAGATGTCGCTATCCGCTTTATGGATTGCTACAGGAGCACCAGTACTAGAGGCGCCTCTGTCTTGCCATTCGACATATTGTCGTTCATAATGGACCGGTATAACTTCTATACCTTTTTTTCCATCATAAATTTCTTTGGTTACGCTATTTACAATCATTCCAGGTTCTGCTCCATTAATAAACTTAGCGTTCTGTTTATTAACTTCCGGAGATAATTGTCCTAAGACTTTCAGAAAAGGTAAGGCAAGATCTTCCTGCGTTATATTCTGAGAGCCAGCCCCTGCATCAGCTTCAAAAATATTTGTTGCTAATGCACCTGCATTTTCACGTTTCGTGATCTCTGTTTTTTGGTTCATTGTTATTGTTTCCTCGTTAATTTGGTTCGGTTTCCTACGAACACGTTAAAAATATCCATAGGCATCTCGAGACCATTCTCGAT